GGATCAAGCCGTGGTGATCAAAATGGCGCATGGTATCGGTGGTTTGTGGTGAGCGGCACAAAGGGCACGCGAATGACAAAAGCGCAAGGTAGAGTCAGCGTGCAAGCGATCCGCGGCCGTGATTTTGTAGGGCAAACGGTGAGCGCGCCAACCAATCAGGCACGTGCGATCGAAGCGCTGAACAAAACCGTGCAGGCTTTCTTGAGCGGCGCCATCAAATACCGGGGGCGAAAGGGTAGATAGTGAACAAAGGCACGATGAATCTGGTTATCAAGGCGGTTGATAACGCCACGCCTACCCTGCGCAAAATCGGCAAGGGCTTTGGCGGCCTGAAGAGCGCAGGCGCCTCCATCGGTGGCGGGCTGCAAACGTTGGCGCTTGGGGCGGTTGGCATTGCCACCGCCGTGGCAGGCTTCACCATCGCGGCAACAAAGGCGGCAGCCGATGAGGAAAAGCAGGTTGCCCGGCTCAATGGTGTGCTCAAGGCGCGCAACATGCTCACCGAAGAAAACAGCGCAGCGGTTGAAACGCAGATTTCCAAAATGGAGAATCTTGCGGTTTCCGATGATGCGGTGCGCGAGAGCCTCATTACCGCAACGCAATTCACCAAGAATTTCAATGACGCAATCAAGATTCAGAATGTGGCGGCTGACGTTGCCGCGGCAAAAAACATTTCCCTTGAAGAGGCAACGGCTTTGGTGGGTAAGGCGTATCAGGGAAATACAAAGGGGCTCAAGGGCTTGGGCGTTGAGGTAAAGAAAGGCGCGAAGGGCCTTGACGTTCTAAACGCCGTCACCAATAAATACAAAGGCTCAGCCGAAGCGGCAGCCAATACCGTGAGCGGTAAATTCGCCAAAGCTCAGGTGAAGATGGGCAACATCTTTGAGAATTTCGGCGCGGCATTCTTGCCCATTGCAGCCGATGGGCTCACGATCCTATCCGATAAGGTGTTGCCTGCCGTAGGCGAAGGGCTCAAGGCAATCATGCCGATCATTCAAACCGTGGGCAAATTCATCATGAATAATTTGGTGCCTGCGGTTGGCGGCTTCATCAACAAATTGACCGCGCCGGGCGGCGTCATCGAATCGGTGATGAGCGTGGTAGGGCCGATCATCAACAACCTCATCCCTGTGTTCGGCATGATCTTTGATGCCGTGGGTAAGACAGGGGCGAAGATCTCTGAGCTCATCGGCATTCTTTGGGGCGATGGCAAAGGCCCGTTGGCGGTGGGCGTGCAGGCCATGGGCAACATCTTGGGTTTCGTTGGCAAGATCGTTGCCAATCTGGTTGGCTTTATTGGTGAGGCGATTGGCGCCGTCATCAACGTATCAAAGGCAATCATGGATTCACCAATTGGTTGGGTAATCAAAACCATTGCAGGCATCATCGGCAACGTTGCGGGCGCGGTGGGCGGCGCGATCGGATTGACGCCACCCGCGAATGCAGGCACAGGCGTTTCGGGCAACCCGATGGATACGAAATACAGCATCAACATTGGCGGCAAGGCGGTTGACGGCGTGGTGAAGGATTCGCTAGGGCGCATCATCACCACCACCACACCGGGGCGCTAAATGGCAACGCACCCGTTTGCGATTCTGGTTGATGGCGTCAACAGCGGTGCCAACATTCTTGATGACTATTCAACCTCAAGCCCAACCACGCCGTGGGTTGATCCTGAGAGCGTAAGCCTCACCCAAGATGCAAACGGTGAGGGCGGCTCTCTCACCTTTGACGTGATGCAGGTGAAAACCCCAAGCCCCGCAGGGCCGTGGTGGAAATCTGGCAACGTCAATGACAATGCGCGGGTGCGCTTTCAGGTGAGCGGCACCACCACATTCTTGGGGTACATCACATCGATTGACGCGCAGCTTGCCGAAAACGGGATTGGTACGCGGGCAACCGTGACGGCTGCGGCAGCCTCAGCCTTTCTAGACAAAATCATTGTGTACAAAGGGCGGCAGGCAACAGGCACGCGCGCTGTTTACACCTCAAATTTTCTCATTGGCGTAGCGGGTGGCACCGATCAAGCAGCCGTCACGGCTCTGGTTTCAAAGGCTGATGCGGCGCAGGCATTCAGCGGCGGCACCACAGGCCGCACCGCCAATCGCCTGATTGTGGCAACCAACACCACGCCCGCCTATAGCGGTGCAACGGCGGTGGTTGGGCAGCTCACGATGGTGCCCGGCACGCTGCGCGCCTGCCTTGACACAATCAAAGAGGCAGCCGAATCCATTGACGGTGAACAGCGCCGCTATTGGGTGGCGCCTAGCGGGCGCATCAATTACGCACGGCTTGGCAGCGCAACGCCAACATTCCCAACCGCGCCGTTCAAGATCGTGACAACGGCAACCTATAGCCCCTACGGATCAGCATCGGCAGCCGCCACCATTCAGGCGCGCAATCTTAGCGTTGGGCTTGATCATGATTCAATCGTGAAAAAGGCACGCTTTACGTTCAACACCAATGCATCAGATTGGGATTCGCAGATTTCAGGTGGCGTGTACACGGTTGATGATCCCTATGGGCGTGTATACGATCAGGCTGCGCCCGATGGTGCAGGCATGACTACGCGCAACGGCCCGCGCCCTGAGGTGATCATTGGCGTGACGCCTCAGCCTGCAAAGGCTGCGCGCCCTACCTATTGGACAGCGAAAATCACCGACTATTCAAAGCGCTATTTCGGAACAAACACCTACCCAAACCGCGCTGCACCACAGCGAAGCATCAACCTCAGCATTCGGGGCGCTGACACCACAAACAATCCCTATGGCTTTGCCAATGGGTACCGCCAAACGGGCACAGCGCCTGACACGTTCACCCTGCAATCAGGGTGGGAGGCGGGGCAATGGATTAGCATTGAGGCGCCGGGGCTTGACCTCAGCGGGCTCTACCGTATTGAAAGCCTCACGATGACCTTTGAGCCGGGCTCTATGATTCGGCAATTCGATCTGACGTGCGAGCGGGCACCACGAAACCCGCTCAAGAAATTCTTGCAGGGGTAAGAGATGGTTGAGAAATTCGGCAGCGATCAACAGCAAATCGCAACGCTAGGCGGCGGCGTCATCAGCGAAGATGGCGCCACGCTCTTGAGCGGCGAGAGCTTGGGCGAAAGCGCCCTGCTCTTCGGCCCTGCCGCCCTGCGTGAAATCAAGGCGGGCATTGCCAACGGTGATTTTGCCATTGCCCCGGCTGATGACACGGCAACCATTACCGCCGATAACCCATTGCCCTATTGGACATTTACCGACGTAAACAGCGCGGGCGCGATCACCGCGGCATTGGTTGCCGATGCAGGCGCAGGCTCAGGCAACGTGCTGCGCTTCACCGTGGCAAGCGGCACCCTCACCGGAAAGAGCGCCACCATCAGCCGATTCATTCCCGTGGCATCTTCAGCCTCACGCTCATTCTCATTCTATGCCGAAGCAACATTTGAAAACGGCACGAATAGCACGCAGGCAAACGCAAAGATCACGTGCCAATTCTACAAATCAGATCAGGCAACCACCACGGGCACGGCCTTTGAAAGTGACCTGTACACCTTTGATTTTTTGCAATTGCCTACGGGCGCAACCGCTCCCGATCTCTACGTTGGCACGCCTGATCTTGCCGATACCACCGCCCCGGCTGATGCTGCCTTTTTGAAAGTCACCATCACCATTGCGACGGTTGCCACGCAATCAGCCGATCGAACGGTTGACCTCACCGAAGTGCGCGTTGGCAGCGGGTTGCCTGAGCTGATCCTTACCGATAAAAGCGGCGGCGGGTGGCCTGCCTACATCATCAACAACAATGACACGCTCTCTTTGTATTCAAGCAGCCAATCAGGCGTGCTTGATTTGGGCGATGCGACAAACCTGACAGGGCTCACATCGGTTGACATCTACAGCGGTGACCTCATGAACATCACCACGGGCGCCACAGGGCTCTACATCAATTCAGGCAACGCCGTTGACATCACCGCGCCAAGCGGCGTGAGCATCAATAACACAGGATTGGGCGATGGAACGCTCCGGGTCAACACGATTGATTCAGAGGCAACCACCGCATCAGATCTTTTGTTTCAGGCAACGGGCTCTGATTTTATTTTTCAAGACATGAATTCAAATGGCACCAACCCGCGATTATTGTTTAGAGATCGAACAGGCACCTATTATGCGGGGTTGAAATCTGGTGCGGCAAACGTTGTGCAGGTGCTCAATGGCACTAGCGCCACAGACTATGCGCAGATTTGGGCAGAGCGTATCTACCCAATGAACGGCTCAACCGCGAGCCGCTACATGTATGACGATGGCACGCGCATTGCGTTCAGCTCAGGCATTGATGCCGCGGGCACCGTAGTTTGTAGCGGCGCGATGATCAGCGATGCGATTAGCACCACCACACAAACATCAAGCGCGGCAATTTGGGTGCTCTCATCAGGCACCACGTACAGCCTGCGGCGCAATTCATCTTCGGCGCGATACAAAACAAACATTGTTGATGCCGATGCGGCCGTGTTGGAGGCAGCGCGTAAGATCAAGCCACGCCACTACGAATCAACCATTTCCGATGAATCAGGCGCAACCCGCTTGGGATTCATTGCCGAAGAGGTAGAGGCGGCAGGATTGACGCATGCGGTTGGATACGATGCCGAAGGGCGCGTTGAAAGCCTTGACAGCGTGGCGCTCATTGCGGCGCTATTTGCCCGCGTGAATGATCTTGAAGAGCGGCTGAAGGCGCTTGAGGGTTGACGATGACAAAGACACAGGCTGACCAGATCATTGCCCGGCTTGATTCGCAGAGCGAAAAGATTGACGCGCTAAAGGCGGAGATTGATCAAATGAAAGGCGGGTTGGCGGTGCTTCGCGCATTGGGCGCCATGCTAGGTGTTGGGGGTATCGGCGCGCTTTTGGCGTGGCTGCAAGCACAGGGCAAATAATGCGGCGCGTGCTCTTGCCGCTCTTAGCCGCTTTCGTGCTTTGGCGTGCGGTGCCTGTTGCCGCTGCCGAATGGGTATTCACCACCACAGCCAACGGCACCGTGCAGCTCATTGATGGCGGCTTTGTCATCACGGGTGCCGATGGTGGCGGCGGCTCTCACGTCACCACCTACACCACCACGGCCAATGCAGCGGGCACGGTGTGGCTGCTCTGGTACTACACCACCACCGATGGCGCGTGGTTTGACCGCCCGCAATTTCTCTTGAATGGCACGCCCACCGATCTCATGACGCAGGGGCTTGAGGGCAACGGCGGCGTTCAATTCGAGGTGCAGCCGGGTGACGTGTACGGCTTCGGCGTGTGGGCGCTTGACACATGCTGCGGCGCGGGCGTGCTCACCATTAGTGACCCCGCCTTTGTACCTGCAAGCCCTGAGCCTTCCCCTGACCCCACCCCGCTGCCTAGCGTGCAGCCTAGCGAAGAGGTGCCCACCTATGAGCCCACGCCACCCCCTGAGCCTTCGCCAATTGATAGCCCTCAACCTAGCCCTAGCCCTGATCCTAGCCCTGAGCCTAGCCCTACGCCTAGCCCCGTAGAGCCGCCTCAGAGCCCCGCTACGCCTTCGCCTACGCCAACGCCGCCACCTGCGCCTGAATCGCCCTCACCTAGCCCCACCGTGGCGGAAACCCCCACGTTGGAGCCTTCGCCTGAGGTGAGCCCTGAGCCCACCCCTGAGCCTACCGTTGAGCCCACGCCTGAGCCTGTGACCTTTGACCCCGGCGCAGCCGCCGAAGAGGTGGCAGCCGCCATTGGTGAGGCAGCGGCAGCGGTTAGCGAAGCCGTAGGGCAGGCCGCGGCGTTTGTCGCAAATCTTGGACACGATCTAACGCCTGAAGAAAAAGAGAAAGCAGCCGCTACAATCGTGCCCGCCGTGATTGTCACGCAGGTTGCCCAAGCGGCAGCCGCGGCAGCCGCGGCGGCATCGTCAATTGGAGGCTCACGAAAGGGCAAACCGTGAAGCATCTGCGTGACATTGCATTAGACATCAGCGCTTCATCGTTCACGTGGTTGGGCATGATGGTGGCATGGATTGTGCTGCCTGAATCTGGCACGCGGGATTTTGTAGGCGTGAGCATTTTGGCGCTCATCGCTCTTTGGGCGATCACAGGGCCATTGAGATGGGGTAAGGATTGATGACGTTTACGGATTACATCGAACAGGTTGCGGCTCAGGGTTGGGCGCGCGTTGACGTTGCGCCGGGCGAATGGGTTGCCGTAGTGCCAAACGATGTGCACACCGCATTTGGCGGCACGCTGTGGCGCCGCGCTGAAGATGGCAACGATTACGCCGAAGGCGTCACCGAAGGGCACCCCGTGAGCGCTGCCCTTGACTATGAGGCAGCCGCCCGTGCCATTGCCGTGATGATCAAGCGTGAGGTTGGCGCGTGAAATACCGCGTGGCTTCGCAGCTCTATGCCGATGCCGAAGCCCAATTGAAGGGCGCCAAACAAATTCTTGACGATTGCACATGGTCATCATGCGCCGCCGCCGTATCGTGGGCGAGCGGGTACGCCGTCACCTACACCGCGGCGCAGGGCGTTGCAGCCTTTGAGAAAGCCACAGGGCGCAAAGATAAACAGGGCGTGAGCGATGCCGGGGGCTCTCTGCCCGAAGCCGTCAAAACCATTGCGGTGCTTGGGGGAAAAGCCCGCTATGCCAAATCATGGGCCGATGCCGTAGAGGCAGCGAAGAATGGCGCTGCCCTCATGGTGTGGGTGCAACAGCCTGTTGGCTATCCCGCGGGCGTACCAATCAGCGCATGGCACGATCGTTGGCGCAAATGGTGGGGCAAGCATGCGCCTCAGAAGCTCATTGACGGCTACGGGCACATGACCTCAGCGGGGTGGTGCGAAGATCACGGGTGGCAATGGGCCTGCCCAACCCGCGATGAGAAAACCGCCGCTGAGAAATACGCGGTGCCTGTCACCGAAGATCAATTGCGGCAGATCGCAAATAGCAAGGTGAAAGCCAAAAAGGCAAAGGCTGATTTCAAGTGCCTGCTCATCGTCACGCACCCGGCGCGCAACGCCGCGCCTGCGCCCGTGGCGCCTGTTGCAACGCCTGCACCTGCCCCAACGCCAAAGCCTGCCCCTGCCCCTACGCCTGCGCCGCAGGTAGTGGCAAAGGCTGAAGCCCCGAAGGCCGCGCCAAAGCCTGCAAGCCCAACCGTGGCAGATCAGGTGGGCAAGGCGCTTGAGGGTGTAGATTGGGAGGCGGTCAGCGGGAGGGCGCTAACAGCCGCAACAGGTGCGGCGGCGGCTGCGTCAAAGGTGAAAGGTGCCCCCGCAAAAATGATGACGTTCATTCGATACATCAAAGACAACACCGGGATTGATGAAGCCCTGTTGGAGGCTGCCCGCGTATTCATTGCCACCGCCATTGCCGTGGCGCTTGCCACAGGCGCGCCCCTGCTTGACATGACAGGCGATGACATGCGAACGGTCATCAGCGGTGGGCTCAGCGCCTGTTTGAACGTGATCGTGCGCTATCTAAACCCCTCAGATTCGGCCTTCGGGGTCAAGCCAAAAATCAAGCCCTAACACACACGCTGCCACACAGGTGGCACAACATCGGGTGTAGGCTGCGAATAGTCACCTAAACAGGTGGCACGTAGATTGGAGGTACCCGATGAACGCGCTTGATGAATTGCGGGCGTTGAGCCGCCCGCGCAAAGGCCCACCGTGCGGCATGACCGCCGTTCACCTTGAGGGTGAGGATTGGGAAACGTTGCAGGTAGGGCTTGCCGATCCCGCGATTACCGCTAAGGCGTTGATGGCGTGGCTTGCAAAGCGTGGCTTCACCCTTTCGTTTTGGACAATCGCCCGGCATCGCCGTGGTGAGTGCGCGTGCAAATCATGAGTGAGGAGTTGCAGCTCGAACAGAGATTGCATGAAGTCACCGAAGCCCACAAACGTGCGCTGCGCCAATTGGCAAAGCGCGATGCTGCCCGTGAAGAATTGGTGGCGGCGGTGTATCAGGCCGCACACGATGCGGCGCTGAGCATCACGATTCCGCCCGTACCAAAGCCCAAAGCCTCAGGCAAAAAGGGTGAAGGTGAAACGTTGGTGGTGCTCTTGGGTGATTGGCAATTGGGCAAGCACTCAGAAACCTACGGCATTGACATTGCGAAGGCACGCATTGCGCTGCTTGCCACTAAGGTGCAGCGGCTGATCGAATTGCACGGCACGCCTGTCAAAGAAATTGCATGCGTGCTCTTGGGCGATTTCGTAGAGAGCGACGGAAACATTTTTCCAAGCCAAGCCTATGAGGTAGAGCGCGGCGGTTTGTACGTGCAGATTTTTGAGGGCGCGGGCATGCTTGCACAATTCGTGCGATCAATGGCAGCGCTTGCACCGAAGGTGACCGTGCGCGGGGCGATCGGAAACCACGGGCGGTTGGGCCGCTTCGGTGATCATTCGAATGAATCAAACGCCGATGCGATTTTGTACCGCGTGGCGGCTGAGCATCTCAAGAATGAAAAGCGCGTTGATTGGCGCGAGAGCCTCACGATGGGTGGGCGCCATTGGTATGACACGCTGAATTTGCCGGGCGGCAAAACCGCGATGCTTGTTCACGGTGATCAATTCAGGGGTGGCGCTTTCGGGCTGCCCTACTACGCGATTGCGAAGCGTGCACAGGGTTGGAATCTTTCGGTGCAGCCGTTCGATTTCCTGTTTTACGGCCATTGGCACACGCCTGCAAGGTTGGTGCTATCTGATGGGGCGCATACGGTGTGGGGCAATGCAAGCATTGAATCTTCAAACCGCTACGCCCAAGAATGGTTGGCGGCAAGCGGCACCCCTGCGCAATGGGCGCTGTTCTTCGGCAAGGGTGGCGTCACCGCCGAATACCTAGTGCGCCTAGAAGATGCCAACGGCTGACTATGAGCTGAAGCCCTGCCCGGTTTGTGGGGAATCGGGCAGGCTTTACGCCTACGGGGAGCAGGTAGCGAATACGGGGCCGCACGGGGTGGCTTGGGTGCTCAGCCAGAGCCTGTGCGGGGGGTGCCTCAAGGTGGTGGTTGAGGCGGCTCAGGCAGGGGGGTTGCCCGATCCTGAAACAGGGGGTTGACACCCGCCAACCGTTAGCCTTATTCTTCGGGGGTCAGGGAAACAGCCCCACACGGGGCGCCTGATTTGGAGGGTAAACAAATGGCAAAGGTAAGCCTTCGGGAGATCAAGACAACACTCAGCCTGATTGGCGATGGCGTGTTGATGGAGAGCCGGGAGCGCAGCCACTATGACGCAGCCATTGCGCTGAAGGTTGCGGTGCGACATGCACACGGCTTCAAGAGCGTGCGCGGCGAAGGCAGCGCGGCCGCAATTCGATTTGAAGAGCTAGGCGATTACGAAACCGCCAACATGATCAACGCCACAATCTTGGAGGCATTCTAATGAGCGGCGCACGATTCTCACACCTGTGCCAATACATCACCCGCCGCAACATCAGCGTTGCGATGGGGCGCGGGGTGCACGTGTGCAACCGCGCAGCCGATGCATTCGGTGAGGATTACTACCCCGAAGGCGCAACGCAGCCAATGTTGGTGACTATGTGCACCAAGCACGCTGAGGTTTGGGCAAAGAAAGCGGCACGCATCAAGCGCGCCCGAATGGTTGGAGGTGCACGATGAGCGCGAAGGTAAGCCCAACGGGTTTGTACCAATACGTGATCAAGCAGGGTGATCGGCTCTGCGTTGATTGCATCAATGAGGTGATCGAAGCAAACCCCGGCATGCGCCGCGATGAATGGCGCCCTGCCCGCATTGAGGATTTTGACGCTGAGGCCTGTGATGCATGCGATTGCGTACCTGCCGCTGAGATTGGCAAGGTGATGGCATGAGCTCAGCGTTTTGGAATCTCTGCCCCGTATCGGCACGCCACGGCTATTTGCAGGTGGTGAAAAATGCGCAGGGCGGCTTGATTGCCGTATGCGCCAAATGCTATGTGCCCGTGAAGGGGCGTGAAAACCTATTGGGAGGTGGCAAATGATCAGGGCAATTCAGGAATTCTTGACCTTCGCAATCTTTGTTGGCTGCATCATCGTGGTGCTCATCGTTGGCGGTGCAGCGTGAGCGCGCTGAATCGCGCAGGGCAGCCGCGCATGGTGAACGGCCTGCGCAGCCGCAGCGCCCTTGAGGCGTTTGAGCGGGCAGAGCGCCGCCGTGAGCGGCAGCGCTACACCATCGCCCTATGCGTGGCGCTCATCGTGGGCGCCGTGATCATTCGAATGGGGGCGTGAACGATGCCCCTGTTTGATTACCAATGCCGCACCTGCAACGTGACCGTTGAGGCGCTTGCCCCGGCTGATGGGCGCAAAGCCCTGAGGCATGAGGTGTGCGGTGCAAAATTGTGGCGGCTCTTCAGCCCACCCGCCGTGATCTTCAAGGGTGAGGGCTTCGCAAAGAATGATCGGAGGGGTAAGAATGGCAAAGGCGTTTGAATTTGTGCGCGCTGAGCAGCGCTCTGAGGCGTGGCATGAGCTGCGCCGCGCAGGGCTTGGGGCTTCAGACATGGCCGCGGTCATGGGCGTGAGCCCGTACCGCACGCCCTACCAATTGTGGGCTGAGAAAACGGGCACGGTGCCACCACAGGTGGTTGGGGCGGCAGCCCACCGGGGCGTGATTCTTGAAGATGCCGTGGCGCACTACTACGAAATTGAACGTGGCGTGAAGCTGCGCAAATCCAATGGCATCGTGCGCTTGAAGCGGCACCCGCGCATCATGGCAAGCCTAGATCGAACGATTGTGGGCGAGCCTGAGGGCATCGTTGAAATCAAAACCTCAGCCTCACCGCGTTGGAGCATGTACCCCGTGCCACCTGAAGTGGTGGTGCAGGTGACTACCCAAATGGGCGTGGTAGGGGCTCAATGGTGTGACGTGGTGGCGCTCTTGGGCGGTTTGGTGTTCAAGATTGAGCGGGTGACATTTGACCCGGCGCTATGGGCTGAGATTCAGCGCAGCGCCATGCTGTTTCTTGAGGCCGTAGATACCAAAACGCCACCCGCAATGGAGGCGCTAGATGCTGCCGCCTATGCAATGGCAACGCCTCAGACTAGTGACGTGATCTTGACCGCCGATGAAAAGATTGAGCGGGTGTATGAGCAGCTCCGCGAAGCCAACACCGAATTGCATTTCCTAGAGCAGAAAAAGGGCGCGTTGGAAATGATTATCAAAGAGGCGATCGGTGAAAACGGCGGCATTGCGGGGGGCAATTGGGCAATCTATTGGCGCCAATCCCGCCCAACGCAAGTCACCGATTGGAAATTGGCGGCACAGGCGGCAGGCGTATTGCCGCAGGTGGTTGCCACCTACACAGACACAAAGCCGGGCACGCGCCGATTCATTGTGCGTGATGGTGGCACCAATGATTGATTACGTGCCGAAGGGCGAGATGGTGACCCTCACGCAGGCTGAATTTGAAGCCGCATGGGCGGTGGGTGAGGCGCGTGAGGCGGCCAATGCAGGGGTGGGCGATGCGCGCCACTATCAGGGCATTGACCGCACCAAAGCCGATGATTCTCTGACCTCACATTGCGTGGCTGCCGTTGCCGAATACGCCGTGGCCAAGCTTACGGGGCAGCGGTGGCACGGGTTGGCTTGGAGCCGTGACGATCACGGCGCCCATCGCAACGATCCCGATGTGGGGCAGCGCATTGAGGTGCGCCGTATCCTGAAGCCCAACAATGGGTTGCAGGTGCGAGAGCGTGACATTGCACGCGATCGAATCATGGTGCTTGCCTACCCGTTGCCCCTGTCAGGCTATCGGGTGGTTGACGTGATCGGTTGGATTGAAGCCCGCGAAGGGCAACAGGTGATGGAGGTGACGCAATGGGGCAATAGGGTGCCGCAACGGTTTCTGAAGAGCATCAAAACATTGAAGGGAGAAATCACACATGCCGAAGCACGCTGACATTTTGGCCGCGTTGGCCGCACCATTCCCGCCTGAGGTAATCAGGCACCGCCCCGGCGTAGGTGGGCGCGATCTCACATGGGTTGACGCCCGCACCGTGGCCGCACGCCTTGATGAGGTGTTGGGCATTGATGCATGGGATTTCGCCTGTGAGCCCGTGCGCGATTCAAACACCGTGGTGGGCATGCTCACCGTTCGATTTCCCGATGGCAGCGTGGCACGCCGTCAAGATTTCGGGTACGAAACGGGCGGCAGCGGCGAGAGCCTGAAAGAGGCAGCCTCCGACGCCCTCAGGCGCTGTGCAAGCCTGTTTGGCGTTGCAAGGTACCTGTACGCGGGTGAACGGGCCTCAGCGCCCCGCATTTCAGCCCCTGCGTTGAAGCCTGCGGCAGCCCCTGCCCCCGTGGCAGCGCCCACAGGGCACGAAACGGTGGTGCTCAAGGCTGCGCAGCTCTTCGCTGAAGGGGAATGCCCCGATCATCGGGAGCCGTGGCAGCGAAAGCCGGGCGGCGTATCAAAGGCAACGGGTAAGCCCTATCAGCCGTTTTGGGCGTGCTCTGGCCGCACCGATGGGCAATTTTGCAAGCGTAAGCCTGCGATCGAATGGGTGAACGCGCAGGCGGCAGCGCCTAGCGGTGAGCCTGAGCGCTCTGAGGTTGACCTTGAGAGCCTGCCCTTTTAGCATCACGAATTCACGGGGGCGGCAGGGCATTGCCGCCCCCACCAGATTGGAGGAATAGAGCATGAGCCTATGGATCAAATGGGATTGCAACGCACACAAAGATGACAAAATTGCGACGCTCACCGATACAGAATTTCGGGCATTCATCGTGGCAATCAGCGAAGCCAAGCAGCTTCGGAGCGGCGGCATCTTCAAGAGCCGTGAGCACCTGAAGGCTTGCATTGGCACCCGGTACGGCAAGGCGATTTCAGGGCTGATCAATAAAGGCCTCATGGGGGTAGATCAGGCAGGGATCGTGGCAATCAAATCATGGCATCGGTATCAGGTTGACCCGACATCAACCCGACGTCAGGCTGCGTTCACGGCACGGCGCCGCTCAGAATCGGGGGGGATAACGGAAACCAAACGCTCTAGAGAGAGAGCAGAGATAGAGCAGAGAGAGAATAACCCCCTAACCCCCTTGAGCGCAGGTGAGATTTTGCGGCGGGTGATGCCATGAGAAACGTTGCATTGATGGGCAGAGCAGGCACAGGCAAAACCACATTGGCGCAAATGCTGTGTGAGCGGGGCACCTACGATCGGCTTGCCATTGCCGATTCGATCAAGCAGGTGGCACGGCTTGCCTTTGGTACCTATGACAAAGAAACCAAATACCCGCAGCACCAATTGGGCTTGAGCACGCTAGTGACAGGGCGTGAGCTTGCACAAAACATTGGCGCTGCCTTGAGGGAAATGGATTCGCTGTTTTGGCTTCGGGCATGGAAGCGCCGGGTTGAGGGGCGTGATCCTGACGGCACACGATGGGTGGGTGATCCTCACCTGTGGGTTTGCGATGACGTGAGGCTTGACGCTGAACGGGCGTTCATTGAGGCGTGGTATCCCGATACCCTGTTTGTGCGATTGGTGCGGCCTCAGGTGGGCGATCCTGAGCCGTGGCAATTCGACATCACCGAAAGCCGGGCGGGTGACCTGCCCGCTGAGTTGGTGCTTGACACGCAGGCGCTTACACCCCAAGAATGCCTGAGCGCTATTCTGAGCGCCATGAATGGAGGTACAAAATGAGCGAGCTAGGCGATCTGCAAATGATGGCTGAGATGGTGGGCTTTCGGTACGCCAATTGCGCCATTGACACGGTGAGCGGGCGCGTCACGCTTGCCTGTGAGGATTATGACGGCAACACCCTCACCGCTGAGGGTGCCAATCTCAACGATGCCATGAGCGGCATGATGGCGCGCTTGGGCGCGATCATTGAAGCAGGGCAAGCCTGATGGCAGGCGTGAAGGCAAAGCGCGGCGGCCCATCGCTGCCACCGCGTTGGAGCGTCACCGATTGCACCGAATGCGGCAAGAGCATTGAGGTGGCTGATGCCAAAAAGCCAACCTTCCCGGCTTCGCGTGTGAAGGTAATTACCTTCAACGGTGCGAAGGGAAACGTGCGCCTGCATTGGCGCCACAAAGCGTGCGTCAAATGAGCGGGCTTGCCGTTGCATTGATGGTGGCACACGCAGCCATTGGCTTGATGATGGCGTGGATTGGGCTCACCGATCGAAGGGCAAACCTTCCCATCGTCACGGTGTGGTTTGCAATCAGCATGCTCACGGCGGTGACGCTTGGAGCGTTGGCACGATGACGCGCACAAATGATCTTGACGTTGACGCGCAGAATGCAGCGCGCCGCAGGGGGAAGAATAATAGGCAAAGGGGAAACGGGCTTGAAAGGCGCCTAGCCGCTGAGCTCACCGAAGCAGGGTTGGCAGGTGAGCGGGTGGGGCAATACGGCGGGAAGGTTGACGCCCGTGGCATTGGCATCATCATCAGCGCGAAGAAAGGTGGCGCGTATTCTGAGCGCTATGACAAATGGTTGAATGAATTGAAGCCGAAGGCTGATGAGGTGGCAGCGCTAGTGATTGAAGATGCGCCCGGCTCAGGGATCAAAGCGCGCCGCATGGCCGTGATCTCATGGGAGGCGCTGATCGAGCTGCTACAAAGTAGGGAGGGCACCAAATGAAAATCGCATGGGTAGTGGCGCTCATTGCTGCGCCGTTCACAAACCCTGTGCCAACGGGTGAGCCCGTGGCACCGCTGCCAACCGTGGTGGCTGATCAGCCCGCTGTGCCGCTTGGGTATTTCGTAGGCGATGCCACGTGGTATGACGCTGACCGGGGGAATCTCTCAACGTGGTACACACGCGCAGGCATTGACATGTACGGCGCCATTGGCGCTGAGGTACGCGCCTTCAAGCCACACCGATGGCGCACCTCATGGCAGGTGCAGGTGGTGAGCCTGCTCACAGGCCGCAGCGTCATCGTTGAGGTGGTTGATGAATGCACCTGCTACGGCATCAAGGCTGACCGCACCGACGATCGGCTGATTGATCTGAGCCCTGAGGTGTGGCAGGCGCTAGGCGTGCCGCTCTCGCGTGGCGTCATGCCCATCGTGTTGGTGGTGATTCCATGAGCCGAAGCCTGCGCCCTGAGGTAATCAATAAGCGCGTGTTGGAGGCATACCCCGGCTCAACGGCGGTGGTGGCTTCAGAAAAGGTGGCAGCCCACATGCGTGAATGTGGGGTGAACATCACAGGCCGCACCATTCGATCGTATGCAAAGGCAGAGCGCCGCCCCTCAGAAAAATTCTGCTTCATCTTCGCCCAAGCCTTCGGGCCGTTTGAGCAGGATGATTGGATTGATCGGGAGAATCTCCCCAAGCCGTACACCTCAAACAAACGCCCTGAGCTGAGCGCGGCAGAGAAAGAGGCACGCCGCTTGCAAATGTTGGTGAACAGGTTTTGTGATTGGTGCGTTGGTGGTGATACCTCAAGCGGCAAAACCCCATCGTGCCCTGATGCAACGTGTGTGCTTCGCCCGGCTTCACCGCTGCCATTGGCAGGCAATGCGCACACAAAGCGTGTGTCATCGCCTGATCGGTGGGATTGATGGCATACAATCGGCGCACGCCGTCACCTAGTGGCGGCCCCCCGCCCGCACGTGAATCCTCCCACGTGCGGGCGGCTATACCCCAAAGCCTGCGCGATGCGGTCACCGCATACCTCAACGCCAACCGCGGCATCATGCGCCTCACCGAATGGGAATTGAAGGCGAGCGATGACCTGCCACCCGATGATGCATGGGCTGACATTGACGTGAGCGAAAACCTGTGGGTGGCAACCATTCGCCTATCAAACGATTTCTTCAAGCTCAAGCCGCGTGAGCAGCGCCGGGTATTAGCCCATGAGATGCTGCACATTCACCTCAACGTGATTGATCGAATGGTGGCGCACCTTGATGGCATCTTGGGTGGTGAAGCCTTCGCCCTGTTTGATGCCCAATTTGATACCGAAAGCGAACGGCTGTGCGAAGCCCTGAGCTTTATCGTGGCAGAGCGCTTGCCCCTGCCTGATTTCAAACCCCGTGCCGCTTAGGTTTGCCCGTGCCTGCCTGACATGCGGGCTGCTTCAACGTGTAGGCAATCGGTGCGGTACCTGTGCCGCGAAGATCACCGCCAAGCGCCAACGGGAGCGCGGCCCACAGCCCTACGCTGACCCTGCATGGCGGCGCCTGAGCGCTGAGGTACGGCGTGAGCACCCGTGGTGCCAACGCTGTGGCGCTGTCAACGATCTCACCGTTGATCACATCTTCCCGCTTCAGCCGGGGCAAAGCCCTGTGGTGCCGAAGGCGGCGCTACGTGTGCTCTGCCGCTCTTGCCACGGCAAGATCACGCGGCACACGGGGGGGCGGTTAGAATCTGCGCATGAATAGCGTCAAGGTATCCAGCGCCGATAGGCAAGCGTGCACATCCATTTTGGTGGGGTGGGGGTTTTTGAATGGGTGGTCGTAAGGCAATTCCAAATGAAATCAAAGCCAAACGCGGCACGTTGAAGCCTAGCCGCATGCCTGCAAAACAGGGCAATGGCGTGGCACCGCTCAACGCTTTGACCCTGCCTGAGGGGCTTGACCCGGTGGCGCAGGGCGTTTGGGTACGCATCACATCGGCCTGCGATTGGTTGGCTGAATCTGACCGCGAAGCTCTGACGATGCTCTGCCGTGACGAATCTATTTTGGCGCAGATCACCGCTAGGCTTGAGGCTGATGGTATGGTTTTGTTTACCGATAAAGGCTACGCCTACGCGCACCCCGCTTGGGGTATGCGCACGGCAACCGAAGAGAGGATCTACAAATGGCTGAGCGCTCTAGGATTGACCCCAAGCGATCGAGCCCGGCTAGGCATCGCGATGGTACAGGCGCGCACGCTGCTAGAGGAATTCAGAGAGAAATTCGCGGCCCTGCCGAATGGCCGCCCAAATGGTTGACGCCTACTAACCACGAAGATCTTGCCCGATCGCTAGGCGATCAGGTGGCTGCCTTCGGTGAAGCATTGGTGCCAATTGCTAAAGATTCAATCGGCGGGCTCTCAGGTGAGCCCATGCAATTTCGCCCGTGGCAACGTGAGCTGCTACGCCATGCCCTAGCACGCAAAGCCGATGGCACCTTTTCGCACCGCTTTTTCATGATCGGTGCGGCGCGTAAGAATGGGAAAACCGCCCTGCTCTCAACGGTGCCATTGGCGCTTGGGCTCTTCGGTGATCAGGGGGGTGAAATCTACTCAGCCGCTGCGGATAGGGATCAAGCCAAATTGGTGATGAGCCACGCAAAGCGCGCCGTAGAAATGAGCCCCATGCTTGCCGAACAAATCAAGGTGTTCAGGGATACCCTAGAATTCAAACCCACGGGCACCATTTGGCGGGCGCTCTCTTCGGAGGCGTACACCAAAGAGGGCTTGAGCGCCACGCTAGTGCTTGCCGATGAATTGGCAGCATGGCCCAACCGCGATCTTTTTGACGTGCTAAGCCTCAGCATGGGCGCCCGGCGCAGCCCGCTGTTTCTGGCAATCACTACGGCGGGGCAGCGCACCGATGGCACGGGTATGGATTCGATTGCCTACACGCTCTACCAATTGGCACGGCGCCGCATCACGGGTGAGCACGATGACCCCACGTTAGGCATGGCGTGGTTTGAGGCTGATGAAGATGCCTATGCCGATGAAGCCAAATGGGCACAGGCGAATCCGGGGCTGCTCTCAACGCCGCCGCTGCTTAGCCTTGAGGATCTCAAGAGCGCGAAGATGCGCACCCCCGAAGCCGAATTCCGCACTAAGCGCCTCAACCAATTCACGGCCTCAGGCGTGGCGTTTCTGCCTGCGGGCACATGGGATGCATGCGCCGATACCACGTTGAAGCTTGAGCCGGGTGACCCTTTGGTGTGCGGTTTTGACGGCTCATTTTCTAACGATTCAACGGCGGTGGTAGGCGTGCGCCTAACCGATGGCGCGGTGTTTACGCTTGGGCTGTGGGAGCGCCCCATTGATGATCTCTCATGGCGCGTGCCCGTTGAGCAGGTTGAAATGCGGGTTGAAGAGATCTGCAAAACCTATGACGTGAGAGAGATCAATTGTGACCCGTACCGATGGCAGGCCGTCATGGAGCGTTGGCAACAGGCAGGGCTTCCCGTGGTTGAGCACCCGCAAAGCCCTGCGCGCATGACGCCCGCAACCGCCGCTTTCTACGATGCCGTGGTGAACGGGCGGTTGAAGCATGACGGTGACCCGCGGCTGACCCGCCATGTAATGCAGGCAAGCCCTGTTCAAACGCGCTACGGGGTGCAGGTGCGAAAGGGGAAAGATGCAGGCAAAAAAATTGACCTTTGCGTGGCAGCGATTATGGCTTGGGGTAGGGCTGCTACGCTAGGCGCGAAGGCGCTTGATACGCCGAAAGCATCGGTGCAATTCATTGAGCTGTAGGGAGAAATTGCGTGGGCATTCTTGATCGAATCTTGGGGCGTGAGGTAGAGCAGCGGCAGGTAGGCGGCATGTGGCCCGTTGATTCCGACGTTGCCGGGGTAAGCCTCAATGAGAAAAACGCAACCAACATTGGCGCCCTGTATGCATCGGTGATGCTCTACGCCAACACCGTGGCAAGCATGCCCGTGGGTGTATTCATTCGTGATGGTGGCGTGCGCCGCCCTGTGACCCGCCCGCGGTGGCTTGATAACCCCGTGCCGAATAACAAAAACTATACGCGGTTTGACCTGTTGCACCGAACGGTGAGCAGCCTGCTCATTGACGGCAACGCATTCTTGATGATCCTGCGCGATGGCGCAGAGATCGTTGAGGTGCGCCTGCTTGATCCGCGAAAGGTTGCGGTGCTACGCGGCGAGAATGGCGCGCCGATCTATCGCATCACCACCACCTCAGGCAAGGTTGACCTCACCGATGAAGACATTGTGCACATCACCCTTTTTGGTGTGGGCGAAGATCTCCGCGGCATCAGCCCTGTTGAGCATCACAAGGTGACGTTGGGCCTTGCAAAGGCAACGATGGAATACGCTTCGCGTTTCTTTGAGCAGGGCGCATCGGTGAGCGGTTTGGTGACCGTTCCGGGCGAGCTCACGAATGATCAGGCAGAAACCTTGCGTGCATCATTCGGGCGCCGCCATGAGGGCCTGCGCAACATGCACAAAATTGCGGTGCTCACGGGCGGCGCAGATTTCAAGCCGCTCACCTTCAAGCCTTCAGATCTTGACATTGTTTCAAACATGGAGGCAGGCACGCAGGCGATCGCCCGCCTGTACGGTATCCCGCTGCACCTGCTCCAATTGCCGGGTGCAAATTCAAGCTACAACAGCCTTGAGATTGTCAGCCGTGAATGGTTGATGCTTGGGTTGGGCAGCCTGATTGCACGGCTTGAGGCAGGGCTTCAGCGGCTCATCGTTGGGGAAACCACATTCATTCGATTCAATGTTGATTCAATGATGCGCCCGCTCACCAAAGAGCGCTTTGATGCCTACGCCGTGGCGCTCAATAACGGTTTCTTGAATCTCAATGAGGTGCGCAGCCTTGAGGATCGCCCACCTGTTGGCCCTGATGGTGACGCCTTCAGGCAGCCGCTCAACATTGGCACCGTAGGTGAGGAGCCGCAGGCTTGAGCTACATCATCGTTGACCTTGACGGCACGCTGATTCTTGAGAATGAGCAGCCGAATCAGCCGCTCATTGATCACCTCAACGCGCAGGTGATGGAGGGTGACGCCCAATTGATTGTGGTGAGCGCCCGCAAGATTGACCGCCTCACCGAAACCCGCGCATGGCTTCAGGAATACGGCGTGGCAGGCGTTGATGAAATCCATTTGAACGATTTTGAAGGCAGCGCCTTTGCCACCGGGCTTGCATTCAAAGAATACAAATACGGCCTGCTTGCCACCGAATACGGCAGCGAAATCGAATACGCAATTGACAATGACCCCGACGTGCGCGCAATGGCACGCGGCTTGGGCATTGAGGCGTACAGCCCTGAAGAGGCGCTGCGCCAAGAGGAGCGCGCCATTGTGCAGGTGCCTGCCTACATTTCAGCCGCTGCAACCGCAGGGCTTGAGGCGTATGAGGGCGGGCTTGCAGGCGAAGGCTTGCAGGATCAAACCGTGCGCGAAGCGCGGCAGCTTGCAGCGGGCAGCGTTGATGATGAAAAGGTGGTGCGCATGGCCGCATGGATTCGCCGCCATCGTGGTGATTGGGAAGGCGTGCCGCAGAATAGCGATCCTGAGCACCCTGATTTTCCCGCGCCCGGTGCCGTTGCCGCGCTGCTTTGGGGCGTCAATCCTGTAGACACAAACGGCGCCGATCGTGTGTTGGCGTGGGCAGATAGAATCACCGCGGAGGCTTTACAAAAGGAGAGCAATGCAATGGCACGTGAACATGAAATGCGCGCCCTGCCGTTGGGTGAATTCAGCGTTTCCGAAACCGAAGATGGGCAGAAAACCTTCAGCGGGTATGCCGCCGTTTTCAATGCGGAATCACAGGGGCTGCCATTCATTGAGCGCATTGCAAAGGGTGCCTTCAGCCGTGCAATCAAGCAGGCTGAGCAGGGGCGCCGCGTCATCAAATTTCTTCACGGTCACGATGAAAGCCGCATGCTTGCCACCACGGCAAGCGGGCGCCTGAGCCTTACCGAAGATGAGGTTGGGCTGAAGGTTGAGGCGCGGCTTGATCCCGCCGATCCCGATGCGGCCGCCGTCATCTCAAAGCTTCAGCATGAGGCAAAGGCAATGGGCATGAGCTTTGGCTTCACCGTGCCAAAGAATGGGCAGACATGGCATGAAGATGGCAGCCGCACCCTCACCGAAATTGGGCTGCTTGAGGTATCAACGCTCTCAGGGCATCAGCCTGCATACCCGGCAACGCTTGGGCTTACCGCGGTGCGCAAGATCGCACCTGCCCGAATCGGCGTTGATGGTGATGCATTGGTTGAAACGCTTGAGGCCGTCAAGGCGGGCACCGCTCTTGACGCTGACCAAACCGCCCTGCTCGATGCCGTGCGCGCCCGATTGGGTGCAGCCGCTGAGCCTGAGGCAATCGAATCTGAGCCTGCACCAATGGGCGAGCACCACACGGTTGTGGCAGCCCGCCTGAAATTGGAGCAGCTCAAGGGATAGAATCCCTAACAGCCCACGCACCACGCTGCGCATGCTTGATCATCAAGCGCATCGGATAGGCGGCCCGGCACATTGTTTGTAAAACCAGAAATTGAAAGAGGTTAGAAAATGTCTGACGCTATCAAGAATCTGGCTGAGAAGCGCGCCGCGCTGCTAACCGATGCTTCGGGCATCGTGGCAGAGCATGCCGAAAAGGGCGAAGCCCTTACGGCTGAGGCTCAGGCACGCTTTGACGCCCTTACGGCTGAGGCAGCCGTTCTAAATTCCGCGATCTCTTCGGAGAAGATCGCCGCAGAGGCCCGCGCCGCCGCTGATGCTGCCCGTTCGGAAAAGGCTGTTGCCTTCGCCCCGGCTGCCGATGCAACGCGCAACCTTTCGGCTGAGCTTCGCCGCATCGCCCGTGAGGGTGGTGAGGTTGAGCTTCGCGACATTACCAAGAGCACGTTCACTCAGGCCGTTGAGCAGGGAGATCGTTTCTGGGTCACCGCGGGTCAGGTAAACCCGTTCGTGGCGCCTGAGGTTGTCACCGTGATTCAGCTTGAGAAGGGCAACGTTTTGGCTCTGCCCCGCACCACGGCTCTGGGAACAGCGGCCGCTGTGAATGAGGGATCAAACATTGGTGAGAGCGATGGCACCAACAGCAGCCTTTCGCTCACGCCTGTGAAGTACGCTTCGCTGCTTCAGGTTGGTATCGAAACGGTACAGGATCAGATGTGGGACGTAGCTTCGTGGGCCACCGAGAAGCTCGCCGCTGAATTGGCTGTCGCGCACGGGGCCGTTGCGGCACCTGCCGTTGCAGCCGCTGCCACGGTTGGCGTTCAGGGTGCAGCCGTTGCGCCTACGTACGCAAACCTGCTTTCGCTGATCTATTCGGTGAAGCAGCAATACCGCCGCGCTGCCAAGCGTGGTTTCCTCATGAATGACACCACGCTTGGTGCGGTCATGGGGTTGGTTGACGGCGCAAGCCGCCCAATTTTCGTGCCGGGCGATCAGACCCGCCCTGACACGATTCTTGGCTTCCCGGTTTATTCAGCCGCTCTGGCTGATAACGGTGATGAAGCGCTTTCGATCGCCTTTGGTGATCTTGGTGCTATCTACACCGCGATTGCGGGCGCGCCTGCAATTGAGGCTGATCGAAGCTATGCGTTCAACGCAGGCCTCATCACCTACCGCGGAATTCTTCGCGGCGCTACGGGCCTCATTGACCCGAACGCTGTCAAGACATTCAAGGGCGCGAACGTCTAATCGTTAGACAAAGCGCACCGCTGAGGGGCTGAGCATTGCGCTCAGCCCCTCAGCATTTAGAGAGGGAAACAATGCGCATTCAATTGATCATCAAAATTGACGGGCTGCGAAACGGCGAACGATGGCCTGCCGTGGGCGGCATCATTGACCTGCCCGCATCGGAGGCAATCAACATGATCAGCCACGGGTACGCAATCCCTGCCCCGATGCCACAGGTGCAAGAGCGTGCAACGGCTGAGCCTGTCATTGAGCGCGCTACACTAGCCCCCACACAGCCCAAGAGGCGAAAGGGGAAAGCGTAAATGGCAATCACCACGGGGCAATTGGCGGTGACTAGTACCGCGGGAAAGATCGTCACGCCCGACGTTGACGGCTGCCGCATTATTCTTCACACCATTGGCAACGCCGACGTATTCATTGGCAAAGCCAACGTCACCACCTCAACAGGGCTGTTGCTTGATAAAGAGGCAGGAGCCGTTGAGATGCGCATTCTGCCCGGTGATGAATTGTGGGCCGTATGCGCCACCACCGAAACCCTCACCTTCATGATTTTGGAGAATTAGCCCATGAGCTACATGACGCTTGCAGAATTCAAAAGCAGCATCGGCATTGCCTCAACCGATACCTCCGATGACACCCCGTTGCAATCCTGCCTTGATGCTGCCGATCAGCTCATCAACAATTACGTTGACACAAAGGTTGGCTTTGGCGTCACCTCAAGTCAAACCCGCTACTACACCGCCACCCGGTGGGATTACGTGCTTACCGATCCGATCGTGACGGTGAGCGCGCTTGCCACCGACGTGAACGGTGATGGCACCTATTCGCAGGCTTGGAGCGCCTCCGATTACGTATTGGCGCCACGCAATGCGGCGCTTGATTCCCGCCCCTACACCGAAATTGACGTGAGCCCATTCAGCGGCGGCACCCTGAATTTCCCTACGGGGTACCTTGAGGTGAAGGTGACGGGCACATTCGGTTGGCCTTCGGTACCTGCCGCAATCAAGCAGGCAGCGGGCATTCAGGCAGGCGCTATTTGGAGCAGCCGCACGGCGCCATTCGGCATCGTGGGCAGCGCCGATCTTGGAGGCGTGCTCACCATGCGTGCAGCCCTGCACCCTGAGGCGCGCATTCTCATTGAGCCGTACCGCCTGCGTGGCGGCATCGCAATCTGATGAATGACCTCACCATTCATCAGGCGGTGGCGGCGCGCCTACTAGCGGCAACGCCCCCAACGGGGTACACCCTGCGCAATGCCTACGCCACACCGCCTGACAATCTGGCCGTGGTGCCCGCGGCGGTGTGCATTCCCGGTGGGGATTCGATCGCCTACGGCACAGGCGGCAGCCGCACCACGGTGCTAGGCGTGACCGTGATTTTGTACCTGCAAGAGCAGGCTGACATGGGCCGCAAATACGCTGACCTGCTCACATGGCGGGCATGGCTGCGCAGCGCCTTTGATGGGCAGGTGCAATTGAACACAGCCGGGGTGGCTCAGGCGATCGTTGCAAGCACTACCATTGGCACCGATACGTGGGCTGATACCACGTACATGACGATTGCCGCTGACCTTCAGGTGAGCGTGCTTGAAGGGGTGAACGTTAGTGCCTGACACATTGCGCACGGTATTGGTGAAGGTGAAGCAGCCCCGCCCTGAGGGCAACCCGTACCTGCCTGAATCTGATGATGCTGTTGAGATTGATGCCGCGGTTGCCACATCGTTGGCGGCTTCGGGATTGGTTGAAATCGTAGACAATAAGCCCACCGCAAAAGCGGAAAAGACATTGAAAGAGGTTGAATAAATGGCCGTCACGCTAGGCGCAAAGGCGTTCACAAAGGTAGTGGCAAAGAGCGAATCAGCCTATGGCACGCCGTCATCGTTCAACGATGCAAACGGTGAGCTGCTACATACCGACATTGTGGGCGTGATCGATCCCGGCGTGCAGGTAGATCTGGCCGACGATAAGAGCGCAGGCATTCGCCCACGCCGCCTTGCCGCTTCGGCAACCGTCACCGCGAAGGCACCCGTGATCACCCTTGCCGATGCGCCTGTTTCAGCGCGCAACCTCCCAATCTATTTTGATGCGCTTGCCACGATCACCCCAACGGGCACGGGGCCGTATACGTGGGCGTATACCCCAAGCGCCACCGACGTTGACACCATCAAAACGTATTCGCTCTATCTCACCGATGGCGTGCAGAAGTACATTGTTGATGGCTGCGTGCCTTCAGAGATGACGCTTTCGGCTGACCAGAGCGGCCTGCTTCAGGCGGGCGTGACATGGAGCGCCCGCAACATTGCCACCACCACCGACACCTCAACGGCTGCCTTCGCGCAGCAATTCTTCATTCCGGGGCGCCTGTTCGGTGTGCGCACCAATTCATCGTTCATCAGCACGGTTGGCGGCGGCAACGCCTATTCAACCTACGCAACCAATTGGAGCCTCACCCTGATGCCGGGCGCAGCCCCGCTTCAGGTGCTCAACGGCTCAACCACTAACGTGAACGCGGGCGGCGTTGCCTACACGGGCGCGCTTGATGGAACGCTTGAGCTCACGATTGCATCGAATAGCAGCAAGGCTTCAGCCTTCCCGCTTGCCGACATTGGCACCACCAAATACGTTCAGGTTTCAGGTGTTGACGGTTCAGGCTATGGCTTCACAGCCTCAATCGTTGGCGTGATGGAAAACGTGAGCGTCATCGGCAGCGAAACCGACGGCCTCATTTTGGAAACCGTCACGTTGCAGCTTGCATCTGACGGCACCAACAGCGTGAGGTGTTGGATCTCATCGCCGCTTTCGGCTCGCCCGGCTTCGGCGTAATGTAAACCCGCCACAGGCGGGAGAGGGGGAAACATGGCAGGCACCGCAACCGATCCCGTGATTGTGCACCTTGATGGAGATTTTGCAGGGTGGCACGCAACGTTCAGGCCGTTGACGCGAATCAGCGCCCGCGTGCTCATTGATCTTGAGAGCGATTCAATCGGCATTCGATTGCAGGCGTACACCAAGATGATTCTCAGCATTGAAGGGTGGCGCGATCTTGACGGAAACCCAACCAATGATCCGCTTGATGCGCCGATTCAGGCGCTAGAGGCAGCGGCAACGAAATTCATTGGTGAGGCCGCAACACTCCCAAAAGCGTGAGGCTTGCCGCCCGGCAATTGAGCTTGGGGCAAAGCGTCAAGCCAACGCCCGAAATCATTTTCTACATGCTTGCCAAAGAATTTGGCAAATTCCCGTGGGAGGTTGAAGAGCAGCCGCTATGCTACGTGTTGAAGGCGTGGGCGCTGCACGCTGAATTGCAACCCAAAGAGGTGAAGAGTGGCAGGCAAAGGCTCTGAAAAGGTTAGAATTTTCGTCACGCCTCAATCATTGAAGGCGGCTGATGATCTACGGCTTGGGTTTCTTGAATCATCAAATCCGCGCAAATTCAATGCCATGCTTCAGCTTGCCACCCTCAACGCAGCCCGAACGATGGTGAAGCCCGTAAAGGCGGCGGCACCCGTGCGCACAGGGCGCTTGAAGCGCGCCGTGGCTGCACGTAAGGCGCGGAAAGATCGCCCC